GTTTATCTGTGCGTGTCAGAAAAAACCGAATATATGGCGCGGCATTGATTGTGCGTGTGTTTCATAATGTTTTGATGAATTAAATTAAATCATTCACTTGTCTTTCTTTGATGAGTTACAACTGCGACACATTGCTTGAAGGTTGGCCATTGAATGATCACCACCCTTAGACAGCGGAACTTTATGGTCAACGGTTGCATCTGATCCAATAAGTTTCTTGTTGCATCTACAACATATCCAACCGTCACGCCTTAACACTTGCACTCGCACTCTCTGCCACTCAGCATCGTAACCGCGAAGTGTTGAGGATAATCGTTCTCGCTTTGGTTCGCTTGCCTTCTTGATAATCAAACAAGAGTCACACCATGATCTTGCTGTTGGTATGCCACACATCAGACATGACAGCTTCGGAGCCAAGTGTTACTGCTCTTTAATTATCGTTGTGATCTTTCCACCAGTGTAAGCATCCCACTTGGCAGCAACAGTTATCGCATCGCGAATGATCATCTCTGCCAACTTAGGATCGTGAATCTTAAAGCCCACATCTTTCAATGCGTAACTCATTGCGCCCAATGCTAATGCTTCACCACTGCCGGCAACATAAACATTTTCCTCGCATCGTTCCCATGAGTAATCATCCTCAATGCGATAGAGGTTGCAGTCAATGACAACAAGAAAGATGTTGCCATGCGTTACTGCTGAGCCATCATTCTTTGTTTCGTATCCAGCATCTAAGAATGCTTTGCGTATTGATGGGATCAATGTTCTTGTTATGAATCTGTCGGGATTAGATCGCCCATTCTTAGGCGCTATCCATTTGTGTTGGAGAATGTTTATTCCTCGAACATCACCTGCACCACCAATGACGATGCCATTGTTCTCAAATATCTTGCCGCCAGGAATGTTGACCTTAAATCCGTTTTGATCTGATGATTGTGAATCACCACCAATGACAATCCATCCATCGCCTTGTATAGCTGCGAGAGTTGTCATTTGTTTTCCATTGCGATCTTGGCATCTAGTAATTCATCAACCATTGCCCATAAGTGTTTCTTTTGAGAGTCGCGAGTTTTGTGAAGCACTTCAACGATATGGCTTAACGCCTCGTTGATTTCCTCAAGCGATTCATCTTGGATGTTCATAATTGTAAGGATAGCCATCCTCAGAGACAGCCGATGTCGGCAGATACGAAACGCCGACACGCATAGTGTAGCAAACACTATGGACATGGTTTGTCAAGTTAAGCGTGTTTGGCGTGTGCCTCGATCATGGCGTGTGCTTCGTACAATTCGCCTCGCTTTGGCAGTTTGTGTTTCTGTCCGAGTCTCCTGACATGGCGTTCTGATATGCCCATCCATTTGCCTAACGCCTCGGCATCGAGCCAAACTGAACGCTTATCGCTCATTGCCACTGCGATCAGGCGTAAGGTTGTCCACTGGCTTTGGCAACTGCGACATTGGAATATCTCCAGCGGATCATCGGGATTGATCTTAAGTAGGGTTCCGCAACTGCCTTCGCCTGTTTCAGCTGGACATGGAATGCGGCGAGTCTTTTCAACGAATCGGCGAGCAGCAGCCATGCCTTGTGCATGAATGCTCGCAAGCTCATCGGCAAAGTCATCAATCCAATCTTGCGATCCTGACCACGCCAAATGAGTCTGCGAGAATTTGATGGCATCGGCGATCTCGCTTTGAAGCGTTGCTGGCTTGGCGATCATCGCTGGCCTTGTCAACTCTCGCTCATCTCGGATCAACTTCTCCCACTCATGCAGGAAGCCGAGAATGTCGTGACCGGCAATGAAGGATAGAGCCGCAACATTCAAGCCGATGGTTCGCTCACTGGATCTGCCGCCATTTCCACTTTTGCCAGGAAGCAGTTCATCGTGAGCGCCAATCCAAAATTCCATGAGATCGTCAAGCTGTGAATGAAGTCGGCTTTGACAGCGATTGCATAATCCAGCCGATGTCACTATTCGGCGACAAAGAGGGCAGAGTGAGTCGGTCATTTAGAATGGGATTCCTTCGCTCTTAGAGATGGCTGGCTTTTCAAATAACGGGGAAGGTTCAAAGTATGTCGGAGATTGACAACTGTGAGTTGCCAGAACTTTAGCCCTTGGATCGGCTTTTTCAATATGCCAAAGTTTGCGCCGAACTAGGCAAACCTGTGAAGTTCCGAAAGTCTGGTAAATCCTCAAGCCCTTTGCTCTAGCAATCAACTCCTCGGCAAAGTTGAGTGGATTCGGCTCAACTCTTGTCAGGAAGCCAGCGACATGACATTCCAGCACCCAACCTTGGCACTTTTCGCATTGGGAAAGGGTCGGTGCGGAATTGATGAATGATTCAGTCATTTACGCTCAAACCTCGACCCCTTCCCTTTCCCCTCTTAGAGAGGGGGAAATGGGAAAGGGTACTTGACCCTTTCTCGGGAAAGGGTGGGAAAGGGTGGGAAAGGGTCAAATTGAAATCAAACATTGTCAGCTTCTTTCAATTCAAATGAGCCAATGCCACTGGCAGAATCGTCAGCTTCTCGATATTGGCGAAGCAATTTCAGGTTCAAGGCATTGCGAGAGCCATTCTCAATGGCAACGAATTTCTCGTCAATAAGATTCTGAATGGCAACTAACACCCATTCTGTCTTGCCCTTGACTTCCTTAATGACGGCAGATTTGGATAACGGCATCGTTGAGGCTTCCAATGTCTTGCTGACCTGCTCCATCAAATGCGTTGGCCTTGTACGGTCTCCAGCGACCATCTGAGGGCTGATGATCGTCATCGTGACCATTCCTTCAGCTGTTGACCGCAACTCAACTGTGCCGGCGAACTTTGCCTCTTTGGAGTGTTCTCTGACAGCGCCAGGGCGGTCTTTTGTCACCTTCAGGTTCAACTCGCCATTCATGCACTTGCCAAATGGCTGCGTGACTTCAACGGCAATCGCGCAGCCGTTTATGTCTGCCCGTTTCGCCTGAGCGCCAATGGCATAGTTTCCGCGATTGTCTTTTGACTTAGGAACATGGTCAATGGTGATGACACAAGCGCCTGACAGCGCCAATGGCTTTAAGAGCTGCTGGCTGAAAAAGGTGGCATCGCGATTGCTGGTCAAATCTAAGGCCAGCAAGGTCATGGCGGCATTTACACCATCAAGGATGATCAACTCAGGCACAATCTCGGTCAGCGCATCAACCAAGTCCATTCGCTCATTCAAGGTCAAATTCTGATCAGGATTGGCGTAGGTGAAATTAGCAAAATGACGGTTTTCAAGGCCAAGTGATCGAAGTCGGCTCAGGATACCTTTGCCCGAATCCTCAAAGTCTAGGTAGATCACCTTTTGCTGGATTTCAAGTGCCTGTTTAACAGCTAGTAGCGCAACCCAAGTCTTTCCCGACTCGGACTCACCAAGTAAAGCGTTGATCTTGCCGCGATAGAACAGGCGATGACCGTCATTGCGAGCTAAGAATTCGGGTTCGGGCTGTTCAATCTCACCGTCAAGGTCTAGCGGTTTTGGATACCAACTAGAGCGTTCTCGCACCTGCTCGACATGATCTGAGTCAATATCTGGCACAACAGTCAAAGTCGGCTTGGCTAACTCTTGCAGTTGAGTCAGACTAGGCAAGGAATTCTGTGCGCCGTAACCTAAAGCCCTGAGTGCTTTTGCCGCACTTGAGAAATCCCCACTGTGATTGAGGTGCGCGAATGCTGCGAACTTGGAGTAAGGCTTTTCAGCTTCGAATGTTGTTGATGTTGTAAATACAAAGAGATTATCTCCATCGTTGCGACCTGTGGTAGCTGAAATGCCAGTATCTTTGCCAGGTCTGCACCAATAAGTGACACCGCCTGAAGTGTAGATTTGTTTCCATCCAATGAGGATGTCGCTCCATTTTGCTTTTGCGTTGAAATCATCGCCTGGCTTCTCTCCTGTTGATTCTGACTTTGGCAGTAATGCGGTGGCAATTGACTCCTTGACCGGCATGGAATCAAGTGCCTTGAAAATTGAGTGTAACGCCTCGCGCTCCTCCATTGAGAACATCGGGATTGTGTTTGGCGATCCTGCCAATAGCACCCAAGGTTGATGGCTTGGGTGAACCTCGCCATTTGAGGGTGCAGTGACTACGAAACCGCCTTCGCCTCTTGTCTCAACCAGTACCTCAACTGTGTCATTCTCCCCTGGTCGGCGAGCAATCTTGGTGTTTCCTGGCACTGGCTCATCGGCGATTCGGTATAGGAAATGCAATCCCCCTGATGGTGTCATCTCGGCGTATCCAGTTGTCAGCAATCGCCAGAGTTCCTCAAGGCCAGAGTTGATGGCGATCTCTTTGGCTTCATCAAATAGGCCAGCGTGGATTGCTCGACCTTCTAATTCTAAAAGTTCCAAATTGCCCGACACTGCACCCGTAATGACTCCAATGCCAGGGTGACCTGTGCCAAACCAATCAGCAAGTTGATCTTTGTCAGCTCGCGTGACTTGATATTGCTTCCAAGTGCCTACGGGAGCCTTTGAACCATCGTTTCTTGCTGGAACTACTGAAAATCCAGCATCGTAGAAATCAAAAGCTGCTTGCAAAATATGGTTCATTTTTTACCCCTCCAAATATGCAATCTTTCAAGTTGGCAAATGCCACAATGCCGACCACCGCGTTTTATTTTGTAAAGATTTTCATCTTTCAATTCGTGACCATTTTTGCAATGTGTTTTTCTTGCATTTTTTGCGGAAAAACCTTCACCTCGCAAAACATTTTCGGCAATCGTAACTGCCTCAAGATGGTCAGGATTAACGCATTGCCGATTTCGGCAAAGATGATCAATTTGTAATTCTTTAGGAATTGAACCTTTTGCTATTTCATAAGAAATTCTATGAGATAAAGTTGATTTGCCTTGAAGCCAAAATCTCCCATATCCATTGTCAAGTTTTGAAACCCAATTCCAACAGGTATCCGTTTTTTCAACTTTTAAGAAAAATCGTTCTAAATCTTTATTTGATAAAGTATGATTCATCGCATCACTCCCTTCTTGAGTGGTCATGCCCAGGGTGGTTAGCGCCACGCCTGGGTCTTTTTTTGAGGGTATCACTCCAAACCTGACATCTCAAATTGATTCATTTGACCAACCCCCTAGCAATTCTTGCTGCTCTTTCGTGTGCATTATGAAAGTGAATCATCTCTGCAATTTGACATTCATCACTGCAAAGATCGTCAATCATCTTGGCAATTCGTTCTCGCTCTTGCGCTAATGCCATTTGAATTGCGCTATCTATTGCCTCATTCATCGCCGTTCCCCTCGCCATAGACTTTCCATCCAAATCGTGTGATAGATGCACCAACTCACCATTTTCGTTGAAGTGTCATCGCCAAAATAAACCCCGAAGTCGGCATCGGCTTCGCACTGCTCAAATTCACCGAAGCCATTGTCGGCAACGAAACCGCATTCTTTTTGAAACGGCGTTGTGCGCTTGAATCGTGTTCGCATGGTTGCCATTGCTGCCCCTTGTCATTTGCTTAGCCTTGTCCATTGCTCGGAATCGAACCGAGATTGCCTTCCCCGTCAATGCAAACCTGCCAATGGTTTTGCCGATGCCCCGTATCGTCAAGAGTTGTTTCCCAACAACTCACGCGACCATCGGCAAATCGTTATGCGCTTAGAACGGCGCCGGCGTTGCCCCTAGCTTTGCTAGAAGTGCCAACTGCTCTGGCGAGAGTGCGCCACTGCCAGGAGATCCTGCATTAGGCACTGCCGCTGCCGTTGGTGCTGGCGGTACAACTGAGCCAGCGAGATAGGCGGTTGCCTTGTTAATGTCGGCCTGAGAGTCGGTTGCATTGACCAAGATCCATGGCGCGGATTTGCCTGGCTTGGCAACGCCTTGCCCGATGCGAGCCAAGACTGACTTGCCGATGTTTGGCTTAAGTGCTGATCGAAGTGCGATGTTGAAAAATAGAACTGAATTGTGTTCGGTGTTGGTGTCAAGATCAACAAGGTTGACCTCGATTGCCTCTGCCTCGCCTAGGGATGTCTGAATGCCAGTCTTGTATTCAACTGGCTTGATGATTAGCAGATGGCCTTGCAAATCTGCTGGTTTAACTGATTCGCCAGCTGTTGCCGGCGCTGTAAATGGATTTGTCATCTCATTCGCTTTCTGTTGGTGTTAGGGGTGAAGCATCCTCATCGGTTGATGAGAAATCTATTTTTGATCTGCGGTGCAAAACTTCAATCGCAACAGCTGTGAAAAATCCTAGGAAGTAACCGAGTGGAAATCCTGTGAGGAAAGTGTTGCTCATTTGTTTGCCACCAATCTTGCCACTACCCAATTGACCACTGGCACTGCTACGGCGTTGCCCATTTGCTTATATCGGTTTGAATCAGCTTGTCCTTCAGTCCAATTGTCAGGAAATCCTTGAAGGCGTTCACACTCAACTGGAGTGAGTCGGCGAACTGTTTTGTTTTCGGCAACTGCGTGAACATCTGTCTTTGTCAAAGTGAACATCGTTTCGTCATTTGAATATCCTTTTCCTTGTGGGCCAGCAGTATCTGATCTGCCAATAACGGTTCCTTGTATTGGATAAATCATTGGCACATTCCCTCCACCTGTTCCGTATCTTGCAACAACTGTCGGCACAACGCCATCGTCATAAACTCGCACATCGTTCACGCGAGTTCCGTCAATAATTAAAACAGTTGCTCTTGTATCGCCACCATCAAATTGATTCAAAGTCGGCACTACCCCCCCCGAAATCCAAGTTTCGTAATCGTCAACGCTTTGCGCCCTGCGAGATTTAGTCCACCACATTTGAAATTATCGCTTTGTTATCAGTTAGATCATCAACGGCAATCCCTTTGTAATCTCTAGCGCAAAGAGTTCCGCTTATTGCATTGCCACCTGCTCCAAGGCCGTTTGCAATGGTTGAGGCAGAACCTTTCCGCGTTTGTTCGACCTTCTCAAGATACCCGATGCGGCCTTCGCTGAGAGCGAGTATTTCGCTAGGTGATCCCCCTGAACCTCTAAGACATCCGACAATGAACACTCTACGGCGGCGTTGGGGAACTCCGAAGTGTTGAGCATCAAGCACTCTCCACGCGACATCAAACCCGATGTCATCCAACGCTGTGAGGACAACTCCAAAATCTCTGCCGTCATTTGAGGATAATAAACCAGGGACATTTTCGAGAATGAAGTTTTCCGCTTTGGTTTCAGTGAGGAGTCTGACGATTTCCCAAAATAGTCCTGATCGACTACCAGCAAGTCCTGCTCTCTTTCCTGCGACTGACAAATCTTGACAAGGGAAACCACCGGTGATGATTCCTCCTTTTGGCTCAAATCCTGCATTTAATAAGTCCTTTCCTGTAACTTCGCAAACATCTGCAAAGAGCTTTGTATTTGGAAATCTTTTTGCTAATACGCCACGCGCCTTGGCATCAATCTCAACAGCTGCGACAACTTCAAAACCATTGTTTTCTAGTGCTATGTCAAAGCCACCAACTCCTGCAAATAAACTGACGGCCTTCACTTTGTTTTCACAACCTTTCCGTAGCATTCATCGCAATAAGGTTCTTTCCCAATGATGTTCTGAATCGGCTTTATGACTTTGCATAAATAACATTCTGTTTCCCATCTGAAAGCCATCATCGCCCCGAATCTGTTTTATAGAAGCCCGAACCTTTGAAGTGGATAGGGGTTGCTGACCATACTCGCTCCATTGACTGACAGCAATCTCCGCACACCGGCAATGGCGTGTCCTCATCAAGAGCGCGTGACTGCTCAATCGTTGCTGAACAGCGTGGGCATCTGAATTCATAAACTGGACTCATTGGCGCACCCACAATTCTAATTTCAAGGCTTCGGCATCAGCTTCTAGCGCCTTCATTCTTGGAAGCCAAATTTTCAAAGTCTTTTTGATTGCCCAAAGGTTGAGCAAATTAAAGAACAATAAGAATGAAACTATGAAGTCATTCATGCTGCGTTCTCCTGTCCAGGACAACCAACTGAGATGTCCTTGCTAAATGGCAAATACCAAGGGCAATAGTTACAAGATTGACTTGGACTGTTCGGGATGAGTTGCCAATGGTTAGGGTTGGCTTCAGGATCGAGCTGCCAAAGCAGGACTTGAGTATTCTCTAGCCGTTCAATGGCATCCAACGCCAACTGGCGATTGTATTTTTCAACGATTGTGTAAAGTCCATCGAGTCTGCCGCCTAGCGGATAGAAGGCCAGCGCAACTTTCTCGACTGAGCCAACGCCAAACTCTCGTTCAATTCCGAGTGCATACAAGTTGATCTGCACCCGTTGCTGATGGGTCATGCCACCCTGCTTGCGAGATTTCATGGCAGTTGCGCCAACGCATTTGTGATCAATGACCATCTTGTTTTCAATGTCAAAGAGATCAGCTGTGCCAGATAATTCATCGGTGACTTTGACAGGATGCTCAACCAAGTAGAGCTTATTTTCCTCGCCGTCATAGGCATCATTGAAGGCATCGGCAAGCCAAGTGTGGATTGCAGTGCCAGAGATACTCGCCCAAGGATCGGTGGCAGGATTGGTGCGATTCCAATCAAGTAATTTGTAGGAACTTTTTCTCACGCAAATCTCGCCAACCTCGCTCAAACCAATGCGCTTTTGCTGTGAGCGTGGCGCATTGGTTGAGCGATGGTTGACAACACTTTTGATGCGTTCAGCAAGATGACTTGCTTCATCCCCTGGCGCTGTGAACATCATTCCTCATCAATGATTGAGAATCGGCGAGTTACTGATACCGATTCAATTCGTTCAACGATGTCTGCCGGCAATAGTTCGCGGCACTTCTTGGCATCAATGCGAGTTGTTTCAACTGTTGTCCAGCGAACCGATTCGCGACCATTGACCAAGCCAATCTCGGCATCCCCTAGAGCTGCCTTAACCTGCTCGGCAGCGATGTCTGCCTTCTCTTGCCATTCCTTCATCTTGATCTTGGCTTCAATATAGGCAGACAAGAACGCTGATGCTGCTGGATCTAAATCCACCATTGTTGTATTGATTTGTGTTGACATTTCCCCTGTTTCCTTTCCTAGTAGTAAGAGTGCTTTTGCCAAAAGGCTTTGGCGGCGCAAGCACCGTCAGAACCGTAGTGGCGAGAAATATAGGCAATCGATGCGACTACCTGAGCGAGTGGATCGGCTGAATGTTTCAATCCAATGTTTTTGTAAGTTGATTCCAACAACTGCCCAACGCCTTTAGCTGAGGAAGTGGGATTGATGGATTTTGAGTTGATATGACTCTCTTTTTCAAAGACCCATAACAAGCAATTGGCTTGGCGTTTGATCATTAGCTCATTGACGAACTTAGTGACCTTTTGTTTATCTGATAGGACAGGTTGATTTTTAACTATTTCAACCCTTATTGCTGGCTTCTCGACTTTCGGCGAAAAACCGTTTGTGATGCTGACAATCAGTGCCAAAAGAGCGACACCAATCAGTGACAATGAAACTTCACGACTCATTGAGTAAATCCTTTCCTTTTGGCTCTTTCCAAATTGCGATCAATTGAGGCAACTTGCACTCTCAACTTGATAGCGATTTCCTCTTTGGTCAAGCCTCTCGATAGGTATTCCTGAATCTCCCTGAACCTCTTAGTTCCAACCTCCTTTGGTTTGATAAGATGTTTTCTTTGCTCTGGGGTTGTTCCACCCCAGAAACCTTCGGTCTCTTGATTTTCAATGGCAAATGTCCGGCAAGCAGTTATGTGAATGCAACTGTTGCAAAGCTCTAATAGGCGCGGAAGGCGCTGAGTCAATTCTACCTGAGAATCAGGAAAGAAAAAGTCTAAGTTGTCTTTGTCCACGCACTTTGCCTCTGGAAATGAGGGTGCGCTCATAAGCGCCAGCAGTGTCATCGTGGATCTCCGTATCCGGCATCGCGAAGCAGATCCATCATCATTGCCATTGGCATAATGCCCCACCATTGACCAACTTTGTCAGTGGTCATGCCCACGCCATTAGGTTTGACAACTAGGATGCCGAAATCAGCTTTGGCATTCTTGCGTTCAATCTCAGTTTCCTTCAACCAAGCAGGGATCTTATAGGTGGCATGATTCTTGACTTCCATGCAAAGCGATGGAATCCCAGTGATGTCACCTTGATCATTCGAACCAGTCAGCGCCCGTCTTTCTGCTCCAGGAAAACCCTGCCCCAACAGAAATTTGACGAGCGCCGACTCGGCCGCGGTTCCCTTTTGCTTGGCTTTACTCATTACTTACCAGCAGAAGGATTGCGATTGGATCGGCAATCGCAAGATATAACTGATCGCAAATGCTCTGATTCTTGAAAAGCAACTTTCAAATCCGCTTCAAGTTGCTTGATCTTGTCTTGACCTTGGTTCCAATAAATGAAACCACCAATTAAATAACTGAAAATTGCAACGCTTCCAGCTGCGAGAAGCCAAGCAAATGTTGTTGGTTCCATATTAAATCCCATCTCTATTTTCTGCCCATTTTGGTTTGAAAATTGTGCCAATCTTTAACTTCTTGAAAATCGTCATTCTTATTGAGTTCGCTATCTAGCCAAAGGATTGAGACTAGAACGCTAACAACCATGACAACGCCAATAAAAATGTTCATTAGAAATCCAAATCGCAAAGCACGATATAAGGATCCATTGAATCTGCGTTGTCAATAAGGATTTGAAATTCTTGATTGATTGATGTCAAGTAAGAACGATAAATCATTGCGGTAGTCCAGTCAGGCAACCAATACGCATTTGTTAATCTGAAATCAACTGCATGACCTAGAACCGATTCAAAACGATCACTTTGAGTTGCAAATTCTGCATCCCATTTCATGCTGATTGTGTAAAGAAAAGATAAATCCTGTTTTGAAACATCAAGTGTTATTGCCATTGTCTTGCCTCTCGCCTTGGTGAAGGATCCTTGTTCCTTCTCTTAGGGTTAACGATAGCACCGACAAGTCAAGTCAAGAAGCATTTCAGCTGCTATCTGCGTGTCGTGATTTTCCCCACAATAGCGAAAAGACCCCCACCGCCGAAGCAGTAGGGGTCTTTTCTATTTTGTTGGCGAGCTAAGGCGAGTTTCAGCTCAAGCCAGCAAAAGCGCGTTGGATGCCTTCTAAGAGGCTGATCTTTGGGATGTAGAAGGTTTCCATTAGAGTCGGGTTTCCTACCCTGTAATGGACTCCTGTGGGCTCTGAGGGCAGGTGCTTGATCGTTGGCTGGTAGCCAGCGACACTTGCCACCATCTCGGCTAAGTCGTTGAATGAAGTGGCAATTCCTGTGCAAAGGTTGGCGGTTTCGATACCGGCAAGGCAGCCAGCCTCAGCGCCTTCAACAACATCTGCGATGTGGATGAAGTCGCGCACCTGCTCGCCATTGCCCCAAATCTCAAAAGGGTCAGCCTTATCTAAGCCCCGTTTGATGAAGCTAGGGAATGGGTAATCCAAAGCCTGATCAGTGCCATAGCCTGAAAATGGGCGATAGACATGGACAGTCAATCCTGCTCGCCTTGCGTGAGTTGCCAACATTTCGCCAGTCAACTTTGCCCAGCCATAGGTCATGTCAGGGGTGGCAATTGAGTCAAGATTGATGTCGAACTCTTTGAGATTGTAAGCGCCAAAGTCATCAGTTTGGAATTCAATCGGATAAGCGGCAGAGGATGAAAAGTAAGTGATGCAACCTGGCTTGGTACGCATTGCCCATGAAAACATCTCGGCATCAATTGAAAGATCAACTGCCAGCGATAGTGGCTCGCCTTCAATCAACTTGCGACCTCCGACAACAGCTGCCAAATGAATCACCTTGTCAAAATAGGTGTTGTCCTTGCGAAAGAAGTCGCGAGCATCCATCGGCAAAGAATTAGCAATGTCAATGCCAACAACTTGCCAACCAAGTGCCTTAAATCGTTTTTCAAAATGTCGGCCTACGAAACCAGCGTTGCCGGTGATTAAGACTTTCATGCCAGTAGCTTCTCAACAAGTGATCGATAAGCATCACTGGCGATGTATTCGTCAAATGCCTTCTTGTCAGCTGAATAAACTTCCTCGGCATTGACATCGGCATATCCCTGATCCCATTGCGCTTTGCCGGCAACTGGGTGGAGATGTTCAATGACTACTTCCGAAAGGTAAATAAAGGTTCCCAAATCCTTGCCAAGTTTCATCCAGAAATTGTCCAGATACAAGTGGATCATTCCTTGCGGAACCATGCCACCAAGGGCATTGACAATATCGCCACTCATAGCAACGGCAGTTGGCAACGCCTCGCCTTGAAACAAGTCATTGCCATAGACAATGCCAGTGCCTAATTCATCAAGAGTGTTGATGAAATGGACATCCCAATTCTTTGTGCGCGGTCTGTGATCATCGCCAAGGAATGCGAAATGGCGGTATTTATGGGCAAAGTGTCGGGCGGCAAAGTTCAATGGCTTGGCCATGCCTTTGCCATTCTTTTCAACAATCATGACATCGCAACCAAGGGCTAAGTAAGCATCCATCTGCGGTTCATCGTCATCGACTATGACAATCAAGTCCGATTCGGTTTCCGTTTCGTCAAATGACTTGATCAGCTCAGCGATGTTTTGTGGCCGATTACGGCTTGGAACAAGAACAACTAGATTTTTCAACGCTCTCCCCTTTGTTAACGATTTCCCCTGCAATTGCTAGATAAGCAGCCCCATCAATGAAGGAATCATCAAGTGGGTTGTAAGACAATCTAGCAAGTTTCAAACCTGCCATGCAAAGAGCGACCTGATACGGCTCAATCTCTTGGTGAAGGACAACTGACCAAATCTTTGCGATTCGCAAATGATTCTCAAATGGATCTCCATTTTGATCATTGCGATCACCCATTGTCAGGCGAATTGCCTCTTTAAGTATTTCATCCCTGTTCATCTTGCTACCACTTCCAAACTTTGCCATCAACGGTGAATGAGTTATTGACAATTGGAACTAGCTGAGGCATGACGGTTGTGCCGTCAACATGAAGCAAGCCAAAGCCTTTGTTCCAGGTGAATAACCCTGCCTTAATGTATCGGGCAAACTTGTAATCCATGAGATTTCCGACTTCCATTCCCCAAATGGTTTTTGTCTTGCCAGCCCAACCTTGAGTGTGGTGAGTCAAGCCCATGCGATGCGTGTGGCCGCAAACAACGCTCATGCCTGAGCGTTTTGCTAAGCCCAACGCGGTAGCACCGGCGGTTGGCTGGACATTGCCTTCGTCTCCATGCATCAGCAACCAGTTAGGAGCCAGTTCATAGGGTTCATGGTGATAGGTAATGCCAAGGCTGTCTAGTTTGAGAAACTTCTCAATCTCAAGCTCTGGCAATCCGAGAAAGCCTGGCGCTTTGGACTTGATTTTGTTGTAAAGGCGATCAGAGTGATTGCTTCGGACAATGTGGTCAACTTGTAATTCGGCAAGTAGGTCAACGGTAATGTCGCGATGTCTGCCTAAATCTCGCTGCCATTCGCCTTCGCCGCCTTCCTCCCAGCGCGAAATTTGTGGGAGATCAATTTCATCTCCGACTGATACCACGCTGGTTGGGCGATAGTGCTTAATGAATTTGGCGATTGTCTTAGTTGCTGCGACATCGTGATACGGGCTTTGCAAATCTGAAATGACAACAATGGATTTCATAGGATAAACCGTTTCCCCTGCGTTGTTAGATTAAGCCTTTTTCTTGGTCTTTTTTTCTAATTCAACATTGACTTCCTGTTCGGCAATCTTTAGCAAATTCATTGTAAATGGATCTTTTGGATTGCCTTGTCGGATAACAAGGGCAAGCAAACCTGAGCAGAATGAAAGAACTTTCACTGTTGTTGATGCATTCATTGCTAGAGCAGTGATTGCAATTGGCAGAGTAACAGTTCCGTAAGTTAAAACTAGCGATTGAACCTTCTTGGCATCTATTTTCATTTGATCTCCTGATTGATTTATTTGAGGTTTAACTTGGCAATCCGAGCTTTAACTTGCTCAGGTGTTTCAATGATTTCATAATGCATCGGATCCTTGCGGCCTTTGTAATCGCCACCCCAACGCAATCCATACTTCTTGATCAAGGCATGGATAACTGCAACCTTCTCAGCTGTGAAAGTGCCTTCTGACCCAAGGCTATGATGGGCGGCGTTGATGTCAATGGCTGTGCCGGATGAGTGGTTGGACAACTCTGTTGTCTGACCTCGAACAGGGCGGTAGCAATAGCCCCAGTCATCCAAAGTGCCTTTGTCAATAGGTTCAACGGTGGCGTGAAATTCGGCAGCAAATGAGGCAAGAATTAAGCCAACCCCCGAAGCGCATCGCAATTTGATGGCAGTGCCAGCGACAGGAAATGCCTTGATGCCAATCGCGTTGGGATCGGCACTAGCTGGCCAGCCATTCTGTGACTTCATTCAGATTTCCTTGCTCTAGGCTTGCTTTCTGATTTTGCCTTCATAACTTCAACATCAATCTTGATCAAGTTTTGATTCTCAATCAAATGATCAACCTTATTGATCAAGCCAGTTTGTCCATCGTTGTAAAGGGCATATTCAATCCGAGAGAGCTTGTCCTTTAGTTCGTCTGTGTATTTGGCAATCGTGTGTCTAGCAACCATTGCAATTCCAGCCAAAAGAGCTGCCGCAACGAAAAAGTAGGAATAGATAACTGTTGCGATATCTGAACTCATTTGCTTAAAATCAAAACTTTCACAATAGTTGAACCGGCTGAAGTGCAAGCATAAATTGCTGATTCGTGAGTTGAGAGAACCAACTTGTCACCTGAATCCATTTGATAGCCAGTTGTCGGAGTGACATCAGAGCCGCCAAGGAAACAAGTTCCTGATGAACTGTGCAAATAAACATTTGTTGCACCATTACCTATAAAAACTTGGCTTGGTGTTGTGGTAATTGTGTAATTTGCAGATGAAACCGCCATTTGACTCTCCTAGCGTAAGCCCCTGATGGTGCGGAATTATTTTGTTATTCTAAAAGCAAAGCCGCCTCATCAGCTGTTATGCCTAATCGAGCTAATAAAGCAGCTTTACGATCAATTATTGGTTTTGGTTTATGAGCATCTACTAATTTTTGAACATCGGCTTTAAGTAAATCGGACTCAATATATAAAGTTTCGCCTCTGACATAAAGGTTATTTATACCGTTAGCCTCACTAAATTGTTGGCCATTAAACTCGGCAGGTAATTTAATTTCATGAATTGTCATATTAAGCTCCTAAGTAAGTACAAGTTAAGAAAGTGCCACCGCCGCCAAATTGTGCTGTGGAATAATAAATAGTTGAAGCATCGTTCCAAGCAAAGATTTCTGCATACTGTCCAGCAGTCAAATCAGCTAAATAAGTCCAAGATACACCACCCGGATAATTCGGTTGATCGCCTATTTTAGTCTGAACTAAAGTTCCGTTCACATACAAAGCCATGCGTTTAACACTGCTAGCGGTGCAAGCTGTATCAAAAGTAAAAAGGTATTTACCACTTTTTCCTGATGGAATTGTAATTCGTGAATTATTTGTAGTGTTATCATGAAAATTGTTTGTGTCAAAAGTTTCCGCATCAAAGGTTATGGCTGTGTAAGTTGAAATCGCGCTTACGGTTTGCGATGCAGCTTTGTACACACGGCAACCTACGAAAGTAGGCGTAGCCCATTGTATGCCCGAAGCAGTTGATTGTAGGTACTGACCACTTGTTCCAGCAGAACCGCCAGCAGTCAATGTGCCAGTAACTGTTGGAGAATCAATTGTTGGCGCAGAGTTTAATACTGTCGAGCCAGAGCCAGTTGTTGAAGTGGTTCCAGTAAAGTCAGCATCCCATGAGGCGGCTGTTGTTCCCGATGTCAGGATAGAAGTGACTTGGTAAGTGTTACCAGCAGGAATGACGATGACATTGTTCAGACCTGATGATTGAACTGTCACCGATCCTGTGCTGTTGTTGTGGATAGTGAATGCTTGACCTAAAGTCATGGTTGAGGCAACAGGCAAAACAACTGTCTGAGTTGTTGTGCCGGTGAACATTTGAACTCGGTTACTTGTTGCTGTCAGCGTTGTAGTTCCAGCTGCGGTTGCTGTTGTTGAATATCCGTAAGGAACAGTTGGATCAAGTGTCAAAGTGACGGTTCCTGAAGTTCCACCGCCTGTCAAGCCTGTGCCAGCAGTTACTCCAGTGATGTCACCTGAAAAATCAACCCAAGCACTTCCGTTGTAAATTTCAAGAACTTTGGCATCACTACGGTAGGAAATCATTCCTTCAGCCAATACGCCTGAAAGCGCCGTTGTGCGAGTAGCAGCATCAGCAAAGACCATGACAGTCTGCTTCATCAAATAGTTATTGACATTTGCTGCCGTTAACACTTCACCTGTGCTGAATAGTTTATAGGCCATTTATTTGCTCCTTGTTAGTAACTGAGAAGTCCGTCTGTTCCATCCAACACTCCAACTGTTGTGTTGTCCAAAACAAATGCTTTGATGACAGGTTCAGCCGTCATCAATTTTGTGTCAAAACTGCGCTTGGTCATATCATGGCTTACGCCTTGAACGAACAATGTCTTAGTAATGCTAGTGCTTCCTGGCATTGTTTTTGTCACTTTAATTGGCGAGAAAATATCCAAACTCAAGCCAGCCTGAACTCTTGTTGCCGCGCTGCTTGATGGGTCAAATAGGTTCAAGCCAAGTGAGGAAATGCGAAGGGTGGCATCCTTACGGGTGGCAAGCAACATTTGCGCTTGGCTTAGAGCCTCGGCATCGGTTTGAAGGTAGATACCAGATCGAACGCCGACATGAGGGAAATAGGTTGTCTGTGAAGTTGAATCCACAACTTGCTGATTACTGCCGCCTAGTCTTTGAACGGTGACATCGTTGACGATAAGAATGTCATCGTGCATCAATTCAATTGTTTGGTAGCCAATATCTGAGCCACTATCAGAGAAAATAGTTGTTGGATTTGCTGCTCGGTTTGCCAAATTGGTGCGAGAATAGAACAGCAGATCGCCTTCATTGTCGGCGAATAAACCGCCGAATTCTGTCTTATCGCCAACTAGCTGAACTTCGTCAAGCATATTGCGATTGGCGGTTGCTGGATCTGCTTGAACTGTTGAATCGCCGGTATCTATTTTTCTGGCAACTGTTGGCCATGCGGCTAAATCAAGCAACTTGCCAATTCTTGATCCTGTGGTTTCCCCTGCTGTGGCAGTAGGAAGTGAGGAAAAGTGAAAGTTGTTGAGAAGTCGGAATCCATCAACGCATTGCAAAGTTACCTTGGAATAAGCATCAATTCCCACTTGGAAGTTGGTTGTGAATGACATGATAAAGCCATAGAAAAGTGGGTATCGAACGCCATTGTAATCGGCAAAGATTTGGATCTTGCGTAAAGGTAAAAGTTTGCCGTAGTAAGGACTTGAGGTGTTGGAAACATTGAAATAGCCGTTGTCATCGCGCAAAACAATGGTGGCGGTTCCAGCTTCAAACTTGTCAAGGATACGGTTACGGCCTCGGCGAATTGATCCCGAAATTGCGATGTCTGAAATGTCAACTCGATCATTGGAATCTGCTAATTGTCCAGTGCCAAGCAATCCATAAACAGGATCATTCAACTGCATCGCCGAAGTAATAAATTCCGCACCATCGGTGAAATCAATTATTGCTCCAAATATAGGAACGCCTGTGACTGCCATTTAGAGAGTTAACGCTAACGTATTGATTTGCTTACCCGACAATTGATTATTTAGGAAATACTGACGAAGTGTATTAAATAAATCGGTTTCGCTAGTGACGGAACCTTGAACATTGACGGTGACATTTGTAGTTCCTGAACCGCCAGCGCCACCCATTCCAGATGTTGCGGATGAGCCAAGATTGGCAATGTCAACGGTGCGATTGGCAGTTGCGTTAATGGCTGCGGCTAATTCTGGATTTTGATCCAAAACATATTGAGGAAGGCTAGTGCCAAAACCGCCAGCATTTCCACTAGCACCACCAGCGACACC